CACCTGTTGATGTTTCCATTGTTTTCCTTTGTTTAGCAGTTGCGTTTCCATCTTTGCACATCCTTGTGACGGGATTGGCAGATGAACTTTTGTAGATGCTTTTGCCCTTTTAGGCAGCCCCAGCCCCAAGGCCCGACGCGCCATATTTTGCGTCCGTCTGGGTTGACGTGGCTTTTGAATGCGATGGCGTCAGCGACTTTGACTTGCTCGACGGGCGTGCGCCCTTTTGCACTGGGCGTGTCTGACCATGTGCGCCACGTTTGGCGGTGGATGCCAAGGCCACCTGTGTAGGACTTGGTTGAGTGTTGCCAGTTGCCACCAGTTTCACATCGGGCTAACTGATCATAATAAGCGTCTGGAAGTACGGCTTTGTATTTGGCGTGGGAGTTGGAAGCCGCACTTGCGTGGGCTGGTACGAATAGGACAGCGAGAAGGGCTAGTGCCATGATGCGTTTCAGGTTCTCTCTACTTCAATAGGCGGCGACCAACTCAAATAGGGAGCGAGCCGTGTGGCCACTGTGATTCTGAGATGTTCCCCTGTTTTCAAATCCGTGAAGATTTGAACGAGTGTCAACTTGTCCTTAGACATTAACGGAAGGTAGCCCCATGTGGGGAGCATTAGCGTTTCCAATATCGGTTGGCAACCTTGAAATATGCCCATGAGAGGCACCAGCCAAAGAGAACGGCTATGAACATTTGTTCGTGGGTGTAGGTCATTAGATGCCTTCCCAAACGCGAATTGGGCGTCGGTGGCACTCTGGTCGCATTGACTTGGAATAGCGCTCTGTGGGGACGCACAGACCCATCTGGGAGGCTCTACGCATAACAGCGCCCATGGCTCTTGGTTCGTGGGTTGTCATTTCTGGGTGTAAATGGTTCATCCATTCCCAGACGTCATCTGTTGTGAAGTCGTGACGCTCGATGGATAACATCCCAACAATGTTGAGGGCTTCTACTGCCCATGAAATGTCTGCATTGAGGCCGACGCGCTCAATGGCTTCTTCTAATAGTGCGATGGCTAGTGGCTCATCAAATAGTGACGGTTGGTCTTTCATGGTGTTTCCTTTGGTTAGAGCCCTTTGAGTGGCTGAATGTGACTATACACAATTGGCGAAGTCAGTGGTGGATATCCCAATGGAAACAAAGATACCCACCACCTAGCCCCAGTAACGCTCAAACAATACTGGGAGTTCCTATTTCAACGCTCGAAAGACTTGCTCAAAGTGCTCTGGCGTTTGGTTGGCTAACTCTATGTGAAACCAATTTGGGGAGCCTTGGTAGGAACCTGCGTTGTCATCTGCTGTGTAAATCTTGACGCCTGCTTTGCCTTCGCCACGGGAGCAACGGTAGCCAGCGCCGTAGGCACCATAGGCGTACCAGTGCATTTCACAAAGTCCGAGTGCTTTGCTGTTGGCTAGGAACCAATCCCAAATGATACGGGCTTGTGCTTCGTCTTTGTATTTCAAATCGGCTGCATACCCGGTGGCGTGAACGCTAAGGCTTGCCCCTGATCGCATCGGTCTATTGACGTATGTGCCTAGCGAGGTCAGACCCCAGCGTGCTTTGCATAGTTCAACAAGTTTGGCTGTCACTGGTTGTGTGCGCTTGCCGTCCCAAGATGGGTAGTACGGGTACGGTCTTACGGTCATGGTGCTGGTGGGTCTTTCGGTCTGTCTTTTAGACCATTACCAGCCAAGACGCCCAACAGACCCCCAGTAAGGGTGGCAAGCATTGGCGACAACACTGACCATGCTGCATCGTCATTAGGTGAGACTTCAAGCGGTTGTGTCACAAACAAAAGCCCGTAGAGCAGAGCCAAGATTGAAGTAAGAAACGCAACTGTCAATCCGATTGCTACGACAAAGATGAGTCGTGCTTTGATTTCTTCGTTGCTGTGTCTGTTGTCGGGTTTCATGCGCATTTGCCTCCTGTGCCGTAAAGCGGTGCAACTGTCGTTTCAATTGTTTCGGTAACGCCTCGAAGGGCTTTGTTTTTTGTTGGTGGGCAGTTGAGGCGTTCACGGTCTGCGCAAGCGGTGAGCGATGCACAAATCACCAATAGAATCAGGCTTTTTTTCATCTACGCGCTAATTTCCATGAGAATTATTGTTGATGGCACTGCGTTTCGTTGAACGGTTACAACTGCCGACGCGGTTGCATTGGCGAACATTGTCTTGTATGTGACCGCGCTTGTAGTTGCAGGGCTGTCAAGAAGTACACCATTTACGTTAAAAATTAAGGCTACGGCTGTTCCTGTTGCACCTTGTCCAGTTGCAATTTGAGCAACGCTGCTGAACGCGCCTGCGCCGATTTTGCGGTGCAGTTGCATATTAAGAGCGTTAGATGCGCTGGTTTCGTTTTTGCGACAACTGCCATGAACGACATAGACAAGGATTTTGCTGTCTGCTGATTGCGGTGTAATCGTTGCCGTGACGCCTGTGTCTGCATAACTGGTCGTGGAGTTGTCGGTTTCTGTGGTGTAAGGCGTATTGCTTACAACTTGCAAAATGCGAAACGCGCCTCTTAGATTATTAACGTATGCGGCAGTAAGGATTTCGCCTGCGACTGCCGTTGCTGGAAGGTTTGTTGGTGTTGCCATGTTGTGTCTCCTTTAGAAACTGAGAAGGTTGTTGTCAAGCGTTCCGAAGATTGCATCGTCAAGGGTTAGATATTGGTTGCCGTCCGTACTCTCAAAAGTGTACGAAACAATATGGCTACCCGGAGTGATGTTATGGCTGATGCCAGACACAATCAAGGTTTGTGTCTCAGTCGCTGGTGTGCCAACAACAAAGTTCTTGACAACACTGCAAATGCTGGTGAGGTCAAGGCCAAGCAGAATGTTTTGGTTTGTAGCAGATAGCGCTGCCATTTGAGTAGATAGTCCCGTAAAGCGGAGAACTGGGTTTTGGTATTTGCCAAGCAGATAGTTGCCAAGCCCTGCAACTTCTGTCGTGGTGCTGTTCAACAGATCGAGCAGTGAATATTGCTGTGCCTGATACAAAGCAATGCTTGTGGCGTTGCTGGCAGTCTGTTTAGCCCCTGCTGGTGATTGCGTGACTATGTAGTTGTAAAGCAACTCATCGCCGTATTGGTTGACAAGTGTTTGGTATGGCAAGCCTGTGTTATCAGTGTTGAAAGTAGCCCCAGCGACTGGGTTAAGAACGCTCGACCTGCCCTTAAAAGTAAGAGTGCCGTTAGCGCTCATAAAGAGATATCCCTGTTCGCTGGTGTTTACCAGTTGCAGATAGTTGAGCACGTTGGTGTCTTGGGCTATTGCGTAGGCACCAAGAGTTGAGGAACCAGTGTCAATAGCACGAGCGCCTTGGTAGTTAATTTCTGAGTAACTAAGCACAGTGTTGATTCGGGTGCCTGATGCCTCAGCAGATGGCGTCACAGCGTTAAGGGATTGGTTGGCAAGAACCGTGAACTGGTCAGAGCATGAGGCATACATGATGTCCTCATTGCTGATGTCGTAGTCAAGGTTCCAGTCAGTAACCAAACCCGTGTAGATAGGCACGCCGTTAGCAAGTATTTGCACTGGGCATCGAGGCAACACAAACGGGTAGTAAGGACTTGACGTGTTGCTTGGGTTCAGGATTTGGCTGGCGTTGTCAAAAGCAATAGTGGCTGTGCCTGCGTTGAATTGGTCTAACTGGCGTGAGCGTCCACGGGTGATATTTACTGACTCAACAATGCTGGTCAGGTCAACCATGGTGACACCACCAAGGGTTCCCCTGCCAGCGGTGTCTAGAACGCCATAGAAGGCATCATTCAAAAGAAATGGGGTACCGAAGCCTGTGGTGCTTTGAAAGCCCACCATGACCTGCATAGTTGGGGTACTCATGCGGCTGCAAAAACCGTTCCGCTGCGGCGCTGTTGGCGCAAGATGCTGTCGATGATTAACTGCCCGATTTGGTCGGGGGTACTTACGAGGCCAGCCTGAACTGTGATGTTCATGCCACCACCCATGTTGCCCATTTGGGAAAGAGGAATAACAGCCTCAGGGCCTGCCTCACCGATTAAAGCAAGAGTCGGGCTTGTCACGATTCCGCCATTGGCAAGCATTGGGATGTCTGGCATTGAGAAACCATTTCCGCCGATACCCGGAACCCAATCAGGAACCTTGAATGACAACTTGCCAACTGTGCTGTTCCAAATACGAGCAATGCCGTTGAACACTGCCTTCACGGTTGAAAGCAAAGTATTAAACAACGGAATAACTACTTCGCTAATCCAAAACTCCATTGCGCCGAAGATTGAATCCACAACTGTTTTGAAGGGTGTGAACTTCTTGTAGGCCGTTACAAGCAAAGCACCAAGACCGACAACAGCAATGGCGATAAGGCTGAATGGGTTGAGAGCCATGGCGATGTTTACAGCAACAATGGCAGCAGCGATAGTGGCAATGGCAGCGCCAATAGCCAACAAAATTTCAGGATGTTCTTGTGCCCAGTTGCCAAAGGAAGTAAGCAAGGGAAGCATGGCTTCAACGGCTGGAATAAGTGCAGCGCCGATTGACTCTTTTGTTTCTGATAGAGCAATGCCAAGACGCTTAAATTGTCCTTGCGCACTGTCGGCCGCAACTGTGGCCTGATCCATGAAAGTGCCAGAAAGGACGGCCATCATTTCGTCTGCGCTTGCGCCGTCTTTTGCCATTTGCTTGAGTTCGGGTGACAGTTTGGCTAGGGCTGTTGTGGAACCTCCAGCAGCCTTGGCTAGAGCCTCGGTGACTGTGCCTAGGTCTTTGCCAGTGCCTGCGCTGATGTCCATAGCAAGTGAAGCAAGTTCCTGTGCTTTGGTGACGTCATGGGTTTGACTAACCAATCGAGCAAGAGCAGGACGAAGGTCGTCATCAGTTACGCCAAGCGCACGACCCTGTGTAGATATCCACGTTTCAGTGGCAGCAATCTGAGCATCAGTAGCGCCAGCGCTGTTCATTAACTGGAGGGCTAGTTTCTTTTGTGCAGCGTCATCTTCGATAGCGCCCTTGGTGGCGTCAAAGAGTGCAGCGCCTAAACCAACAAGTGCAGCAGCGGCTGGGACAGCAGCCTTCTTAATAGCGAACTGAGCCTTTTGACCGTTTGTTTCTAACTGCTTAAATTGGGCAATGGCTTTGTTTATGCCACCACCATCAAATTCGCTGATAATTGGAATGGTAATAGCCATCAGATTCTCCCGTTATTGCCAGTCATCTTCATGACTCGATTCACTAAATCGCGAACTTCTTTTTCTACTAAGTCATCTTGGGCTTCGTATGCTCGCCAAATAACGCGAGAAGGTGACCCATATCGAGATTGAAGTGCGCTAGACAATTTGCCTTTTCGCGCCATGTCAAAGAGCGTAGCCTGCGGGCCTCCCCACCTAATGCCAAACGTGGCAAGGTTCTGCCTAAATCCACCCGGAGCGTCACGAACCTTTTTTCCACTGGTAAATGCTTTAAGGTTTTTATTTACTTTTGCTGATTCCCAGTGCATAAGTTCAGCGCCACTTTTGCCAGTCCAAGACCGAGCCATACCCGAAAGCGGTGCGTCATCAGGAATGTTGCGTCGAGCCTCAACAAGTACTGGGTCAACAATTTTCTTAAAGTCAGTAGTGATAGAACGCCTAAGTTTCTTGTCAATCTTATTCAGTTGCGCAAGAGCATCTTTCAGGCCGACAACTTCAATAGGGCCAAGTTCGCTAGTCACTTGCGCCTCGATTTGTTAATCACATCTATCACAGTGTTCATGTCTTGCGTTTCAAAAGGTATTTGTGGAGGCCACCACCCAGTCTCAACTAGCACTTCTGCTAGAGATCGTGAGTAGGTGCCTCGACGGTGGGGTTTGTTGGTTCGTCCGATACCACTTCAATCGCAACTAAACGCTTGACATAATCATCAAATACTGCCGGCACTGAAATGCCGTTTACTTTGCAGGATTCAAAAGCCATAAACGCTAAATCTTCAAGTCCTACGCCAGTGGCAAGGTTGGAGGCTTTTTGTTTAAACTTTCGTTCCCAAGCGATTATGACGTAGAGGTTTGTTTTGACCTCATAGGTCGTTTGGTCTGTGGTTACTTTGAGCGTGAGTTGCATGATGTTGTTTCTGGTTATGGTGCGGTGACGTCGCGTACCCAAGTGCCGCCAGTGAAGGTGGCCTCTACGGTTGCGAGTTCACCAACTGTGGAGTTGATTGGGGTGAAGTTGGCAAGCATACAGTTTGTGAGAACGTACTCAGGGTTTGATGCTGACTCTGTGGTGCCTGATGGCGAGATGGTCAAAACCGTGGTGCCTGTCCCTACGCATGATGCCAAAATTGCTTCAACTTCTGCTGAGCCGTATGACAAGAAGAAAGTGATTGACACTTCTACCGTCTGGAGTCCACCAGTGAAACGATGACCAGTGTCACCAAATGCTGTTGATTCAAGAGAATCTTGGCCAACTGTGATCATGCAAGCATTGGCTTGGTCTGACAAGTCAGTTGTGGTTGCACCTTGCGTGATGTTGATAGTTGCGTTGGATAGGAATGTTGTTGTTGCCATTGGTGGCTCCTTTTTCTAGTTGCGCCGTACTGCTACGGCAACGGTCATGTCATAGCAAGGGAGCATCTGTTCGCCGTATGAAGCGAGAGATGGCCTTCCGTCCACTATGGCGATGGGTGAGTTCATAATTGTGTCAACCGTGGTCATCAGGTAATCGCCTGAGTCTTGGTTGCCCGGAGGCCCAGCAAGAACACGAATGACAAGCCGAATGTCGCCCACGTTGTATGTAAAAGCATCGAGCGTGGGAAGTTCAATCATGACTGATAATGGGCGGGCGTTGCGTGGGTCGGTGACTGGTTTCAAGCCCAAAGCCGTGAGTGCGGTCTTGGTTGCGTTTACTGCTTCGTAGAGAATGCCTGTTGCGGCCATTAGGCAACCTGTGGCCTTCCACAGCCAAGCAGTTGCATAATCTGACCGAGCGACATGGTGGGGGTGCCCATGCCCATTGAGTCAAATGAGGCGTAGCCGTCAACAGCGCCACGGGAGCGATATTGGGTGGCTGCGTACATGATTGTTCCTAGTTTGGCTGCGCCGTCAGGAGCCGTTGTG